AGCATTTCAAAATCATTGTCTGTAGGCAATTCAAACATGTACTTGACCATATTTTTGTATGGTATCTGATATAGAGATGACTTATCTTCATGATCTCCGGGTAGGAAACCAATCTCTCTTGTTGAGACAAGTGATCTTACTATAACAAGTCTATTGTATGGTGTTATAGGATCAAGAACCTCCTTGAGAGCATGATACAAAACTACAAATGTTTTACCTGTCCCTGCTACACCGTAAGTGTATACATTTTTACCCTCACCTAATGAGTCAAACAATTTTCTTTGATTATCCGTCAATGGTTCAACGGGTATCATCATGTCTGAATTATAAGGTTTCTTCCTTCTCATTTGTTTGGCAGTCATACCGACACCAACCATAGTGGAAGTTTTCTTTTTTCTAGCAGGCATTAGAAGTGTACTGTTTTCTGTGGTTTTACATTTGATCCGGGTGTTGACCCTACTCTTGATAGAACCTCATTCCACCCGCCATCAGTTCTACTATAAACATCTCCGGTGCCACTGACAACACCACCTGATCCTTGAGACCAGTCCTTATCCCAATCAGGATTATCCTTTCTCCACTGATCGTATTCTTTCATGGACATCAAGATCTCTTTAGTTTCTCCAGTCTTCAAATTCTTTACAGGATATGTTGGCATGTTAATAAGATTTTACTTTAGGATTGTGGTGAAGTATATATGCTGCTCCGATAGCAGTTCCTCCATCGAAAGCAATCGGGTCTACATAGAAATTCAAATCAGGAAATTCCTTCAATAATTTATAGTTTACCACACAATTCAGAAAACATCCACCTGTTAGAACAATATTATTACATTTTTCTGATGCTATCTTGACTAATTCTATCGCTCTGTCTTCCCAATCCTTTTGTATGGTAGCAGCAGCGTTCTCATTTGATGATTGCAAATATCCTAATCCAGTGCTAGGTTGATAGAATCCATAGGGAGCAAGACCCATCACCTTTCCTGCTTCATCTCTCCCCCACTTACATTTCTCTGAAACAAGATCGAATAGCAACCCGATACCATAATCATTCTCTTTATTATATCTCTTATGTATTCTTTTCCAATGAAATCGTCTACCTGTCTTGACATGTAAAATTGTTTCACACTCATCACCCTCATCAAATGTAGAACCATTTGAGTCAACCACAATCACTGCTGCCTCTTGAAAACCTGAGTTATAAAAACCACAAGCAGCATGAGTTAGGTGATGTTTATCTCTGTAATCATGCAACTCAGCATTTGGAAATTTTTTCTCCAATTTTTTTATTGCCTGTGTGGTTCTCAAAGTCTTCATCTTACTATAAGGAGATGCAGAGTCTGATATAACAATATGATCTACGTAACCTGTCTTCCATTGCATAACAAGGTCAATCAATTTTGTTACATTGTAATCTCTTTTCTTTCTAGTCAACCTCTCCGCTTCAAGATATAGGTCTATCTTACCCTCGTCAAGTAAACATACTGAACCATTATTTGAAAGATTGACACCTAAAATTTGCATACTAATCTCCTAGAGATGATTTTTTATACATCCTTCTGACTTGAGGGAACCACAAAACATGCATATCAGATCTATTGAAGCAGTCTATTGCATCATCAGGAGTCTCCACTAATGGTTCTCCTGCAAGATTGAATGATGTATTCAAAACCATAGGCACTTTTGTATATCTATAGAACTCTTCAATCACTTCATATAAATGTGGGATATTCTTCTCAACAGTTTGCACCCTACATGTATGATCTACATGAAGTACACCCGGAATCTTATCATATACTTCCTCTCGTGCGTCCACACAGTATGACATTGTAGGAGATCTCTCCAACCTCCCCATGTCAAACCAATCATTTGCATGCTCTAGCATGACAGCAGCAGCAAACGGTCTGAATTTTTCTCTCTTCTTTACCTTGTTTATTGTCTCCTTCGTATTATTATCTCTAGGGTCATATAATATACTCCTATTTCCAAGTGCCCTCGGTCCTGCCTCTGATCGACCATTGTACACTGCCACTATCTCATCCTGCATGATGAATGTGGCAATCTCTTGTGGTGTTACCACATGTGTCTCAGGGTCGTTTCTAATAAACTCGACGTCATGATTCGGACCCAGAAATAAATCTACCATTCAAGTGCTTCTGATACTACAGGGAACTGTTCTTTGAATACAACCTTACATGCTTCTGCAATTTCCATGTGCTCCTTTTGAGTGCCATGTGCTGACCGAAGATTGATGTAATGTATCCAAGATCTTACTGATCCTGTCATATATATCCGGGTTGGAGTGCACAATGGTAGAACCATTCTAGCACACTCTTTGGCAACTCCCTCCTCTATCATCTGAGAGTATAGACTTTGAGCAGAACTGAAAAGAGTGATCATCTGACGATTCAGTTTGTCAACAACATCCTTATCAAGATCATCTATACTATTCTGTCTGTTCTTTGTGTCCTGCCTTCTGAGTTCTGGTAATTCTATTTCTCCCAGTTGATTACTCTGAGCATATCTCTGAGAGAATTCTTGGAATGTGAAACTACGATGCCTGAGAATTTGTGCAGCGATGGCACGAGTGGTTTCTATTTCAAGTGTCATGTGTGCCTGCTCAAATACAGACCAGTGTTGGTGTTTGATGCAATACTTTAGTAGTCCAGAAAATTTTTCATTGTCCTGATTGCTAGGGTTAGATACTCTGGCAACAAATGCCATGTTCTTTTCAGAATCAGGAGTTACTGTTATTAGTTGTACTTTCATTTTTCTTTAGTGACTTCACAGACTTTGAAGATTTTAGTTTTTGTTTCGCTTCTTTCAAAGCGTTCTTCATATAGTATACTTCAGTTTTTGAATAAAGGTGTCTGTGTTTTAGTGCCTCTTTGATTAGTTTGATAGTTTTTTTTATTGTATTCATATATTATAAGAGATAAAAAAGGGGTGTCAAGCACCCCAAGAAAAATGTATTTAGTATGTTGCTATGCGTATGCAAATCTTGGAAGATAAGCGATACTAGAGAAAATTAATGCTAGAAAACATAGTTGAAAGAACAATTGTGATTTCATATATGGGTAAAAATACTTACTATAATATTATATAGGTATTTTTACTCTCTAGCAACTCTAGGACATACCAACCCTTTTTTGTACATGAAGACCACGATACATTAGTTCGTGTCTCTGACGCTTCTGATCCTCTTCGAGAATCATTGCTTTGTACTCTTCAGTGTCGTATTCGACACCACGATAAGTGACTTTTGCCATTTGTTTTTCCTTAGTAGTTGGGATTTTTGCCCCGTTCCTTCGGTCAACTGTGCGTCCTACATGAGGATGAACGATCCGTTCCGAGTCTGACTTACTTGCGTCCCTAACGGGATGAACGTATAGGTATTATATACCTGTGCCATTATTTATGCAAGCATATGCTAACAAACTGTAACAATCGTTACCTTTTTCCTTTTTTCTTGGGTGGTTGTGGTATAGAAGGGTCAATCCATTGTTTTGGATTTACAAGACCTCCTGATTGTTTCATGTTGACAAACTTACTACTCTTATCATAATAGTAATCGAATATATCAACTGCTTTGTCACCTATAGCAACATCAAAAAAAGTTTTATCACCCTCAAGATACTCAATCAAGTATGCATTGTAAGGTAATTTAGGATTATCTGCTGCTTTCGGATCACACTTCTCATGAAGCACTTTGATCGTCATGCATCCCTCCAAACTATATCTTTGAATACATCTTCCACCACTGCTCTAGTAATCCTATACTTTGATTGTAATTGTTTGTCTTTGACAAGCATTAGCAGTTCTGCTTCTGATTCATGAAGTCCTTCAAGAAGTTGAACAAACATAGTCTCTCTTTTCATTTGAGATAACTTGTCATTACCACCTCTGATATAGTTGTAGAGGGTTCTCCACTCATGGACAAGGCGTGTGTGTCCTCCAGAGTTGATAGGTGCTTCATTTTTTTTATAAGGTACTTCTCCCTCTGGGAGAGCACTCTTGATTTCTTTGTCAAAGTTCCATATCAGTAATGCTTTGACATCATCACGTTTGTACTGCGATAATAATTCAATCTTTCCTTTCTTATCTTTTTTTCCATGAACTGCTTTGAACAATTCAGATACTAAAGGATTGTCAGGTAGTTTTGCCATAATTAATCTTCAAGTTCGGTAGATTCATCCCCTTCTGGAAACCTAAAAGAAATGATTTCATCAGGGACTAAATTTCCATTCTCATCAAACATCTCTGGGTGGTATGTGTATGCTTGACGATTGTTGTCTTGTATATATGTGCGGAGAATATACCCCAAAATAACCCCGACACTAAGGGTGAGAATGCCTGTGAATACACCGATTGTTATTAGTGCTGCTTCCATGTGTTTTCTCCTAGTAAGGTTTTCAATAGGG